AATCAAGTTCCCCTCCCTCAAAATCTTCATTGACTTCATTGAGTTGTAGACTCATACTTATCTTTCTAACCATTCCCACATTAGGTTGTGGATGTTGATCTGTATGCCAATTAAAGTAACCACCTTCTTCATATATTCCATATTGAACTGGTTCTAAATCAGTTATATTTAAATTCCAATCTGCTGCTTCATTAACTTCTTGAGCTATCTCTAAAAGCATGTCACGAAATTTCCTATCTTTCAACCATGCAATAGTAGAATTCCTTGGTGGAGGTTCTTTTAATGGCCACCAATCTGGCATAATTTCATTTCTTTTATCTACACTCGCAGGAAATATAGTGCCTTTTTCCCATTCTATTTCCTTAGAATTTGTAACTTCATCAACCATAGACATGGCTTCATCAGAAAATTCTTTAATTGCACAAGGTCTTCCGTATTTCATCACTGTCCATTAATAAACTTCTCCCACTCAATAGCACTCTTGACTTGGAAACCTCTATTTGATATTTGTTTCATTACCTGATCCAACCAATAGAGCATTTGATCTAGGTATTTAATTTTTGCTTCTAAGCTTATGATGTCGTCATCAGACTCTACATAAACTTTCATCTTATCTTGAGTTGAGATCCTACTACCAAAAGGTTTTTCGGCATAGACCTTTGCGTCAGCTTCTCCTCCATAATACTCACGCTTCTCTCTAACAAGTTTGCGAATTTCAAATTCAAGTGAGGTTTTAATCTGAGATATATCAGTATAGTGGTTTAAGTATTTATTATGGCAGAAGGGGATGTCTAATGCGACCTGTGCTAGGTCAGCACTATATTGTTTATTCTTAAACTGAAAGTCTACATGACTATCTTCTGCCCACTCTGCTCTCAGTTTTTCAAATTTATTACGAAGGGATTCAAAGTTCATTCAAATTTCTGATGTTTCTCATTAAGTATATCGTACTTCTCATACTTGAACGTAACGTCAGCGAGTAAGTAATCTACATCTCCTACTGTAGCATCAAACGGTACTCCTGACAAGCTAACAGGGAACATATTTTTAAACTCTACTATATGATTTACATTTTGATGTGAGGTAAGAATGAATAACCTCGCATTAGAATATAGATCTTTTGTTCCTTCAGCAGTTCTTTGTTCAGATAATCCGTAGGTTCTAATCCAGTTATGAATAGAATAATAATTTTTTAATTCTTCATCTATCATAAACCTAACACTCAAGTCACCAAAAGTAACTCCACCACTAGGTGCAATAGGTATTCCTCTGAACTGTGTCTGTACTTCAGCAAATGGCATTGAGATGTCTGGTATAGAAGCAGACTGACAAAAGAAATCTACACCATGAAATATCTCTAGGTCTAATTTAAAACCTACAGGTATCAAAAAATTTCTATTCTTTGGTTGCTCGTTATACCAATTGGCAGCCATGTCAACTTCCCAAGCTATATCTTATTTAGTATACCACCAGTATGGACCTTCACCAGGCCCACCTGTATAATCATCATCGTCATCATCATCCCACGTGATATTAATCTTTGGTGGTTTCTTTTTCTTCCAACTATTAACCGTTATAACTGTAGCAATGGTAGCAGCAGATACTATAGGTGAAGCGAAGAGTAGTATCTTCTGTAACATTAGTAATGATATTCGTCTAGTATGTCCAATGCACTATTTAGAGCCTGTTGTGCTGACCACCTTTCTGTAGGAGACCACTTAGGCCAAGCCATCTTATTATCTATATCTTTTTTAAGTTTCAACAGTCTTGCTGTCATGTCAACTTTAGATAGTCTACCATTCATAATATGCAAGACGTTGTATTTAATTATACCCTATTTAATAAAAAAAGGGAACCCGAAGGTTCCCTTTGATTTGATATCGTGACCAGAGATCACATAAGGTTTGCAACACGTACACGTCTGTAGTACTGGTTACGTGCAGAGGTAAGAGCCTCAGCATCAGGTGTACCGTTCGCTTTAACAACGAATGGGTTAGCAACCATACCGTAGCGTGTCTTGAATCCAATCTTGGGCTGGAATGTGTCTGGACCAATTGATCTGACCATTTGTAGAGGTACATATGGGCAGTAGAAGAGTCCAGCGTCATAAGGTGATGAACCTTTGTATCCTACAACGTAGTAATGAGTATCAGATACGTTAGCAGAATAAGGATCAACGAATACCTTAATACGTCCGTTGATTGTACCAACAAGTAGATTACCTGTGTCATCAACTTCACCGATGGAAGGACCACCAGCACCAGTTAGACCTGAAGAGTAATCAAGAGTACCACTCATAGCAAGAGCAGAAGCTACATCAGCAGAAGTGATGATGAAGTTCCCTTTTCCTCTACGAGTTTCCTGTGCGATTGCGTTGGCATCTCTTTCAACTTGGAACATAAGTCCCTTGAATTTTTCAACCGACCATCTGCCGTTTGAGTCAACGTCTAGGTCAAATACACCAGCATTTGCCACGTTGTTCTTTGCTCCAGACTTAGCAACTGTGTAAACTGTTCTTACAACTTCACGGTTGATTTCAGCAAGGATCTCACTAGACAAGATGTTAGCAAGTTCTTGCTCGGCATCTAATCCGTGGATTGCTTTCAAGTCTTGAGCGAGTTCTAGTGTGTACTCAGCTTTTAGAGCTCTTGTCTGTGCAGTCACAGAGGTCTTCTCTATGCTGAATGACATTTCTCTGAAGAGCTTTCCACTTTCTCCTAAAGCTTCAGCATCTTCTCTTGCCATTCTGGTAGCACCATTGTCGTAGTTACCAGCAGTAATACCACCACCAGTAGCATCGTTTAGAAGTGCAGGGTTAGAACCAGCAGCAGGGTTCGCTGTATCATAAGCGTTTGCTGTAGCATCATAACCACCAGAGAAGTCTGCGTCAGGCTCATTGAATAGAGCTTCTGGACCAGACTTAGTTTCGTAGTGAGACTTCATTGCGAAGATAAGACCTGTAGGTCCAGACATTGGCTGAACACCGCAGATATCATAAGCAACGAGGTTAGGCATTGCACGGCGAATCAAGCTGATCAGAACAGGGTCAAATCCAGCAAGTCCACCTGTCTGTGTGGTTAGTCCACTACCAGACAATCCACTAGCACCGATAGCACCAGCAGCGTTGCCACCAGCTCCACCAGCTTCGTTAATCATTCCACGCTCTTCACGTAGGAATCTTTCTTGGTTTTCTAACAGAACTGCGGTAACCGCTTTCTTGTAATTATCCTTGATGGCAGCAGTGCCTTCATGATTCAGAACAGGGTTCCACTTTTCTGTTAGAGCTTTTGCGTTAAACATTTGTTTAAATCTCTAAAGTAAGTTAACTATTATCTATTTCCAACGAGCAAGTGCAGCAGTGTACGCATCCATTGCTGGATTTGTAGCAGGTGCTTCTACTCCCTCAACTGGGGTTTCATCAGCAACTTCTGAGGTTGCAGGTGCAGGTGCGTTTTCTTTGAAGTATGCTTCCTTGAAAGTTGTTACCTTCTTAGTGAAGTCTTCTTCAGATACGAACTCAACTGCTTCAGCAAGTTTGCTGAGTTTGTCCTTCTGAGTATCTGCCAATCCTTCCGAAACTGTGTTCAGAATTTCTTTTCTTGCAGACTCATTTAGACGAGCTTGAAGTTTCACATTGGACTTGACCTGTTCGTCTAGTCTTTCTTCCATCTCACGAATTGATGCAGCCATACTTTCTACCGCATCCACTTTGTCGTCTGGGATAGAAATATAGTGCTCTTCAAAGAGATTCTTAAGACCTACCATGAAGTCCTCAGTAATCTCAGTCTTTATACCATGATCAACGGCTAATTGATTCTCTTCTAGCCATTGTGTCACAGCGTAGTTCACTGTACCATTAACATCTTCAGAAAGATCCGCTTTCGCAACTTCAATCTTTTCTAAAGTTTCTTTGGCAAAGTGTTCTACAATCTTGTCATGCTCTTCTGATAGTTTTGCTTTGAGAGCAGCTTCAAAGATAGTCTTTGCTTTCTCGGCAAACTCTTCAGAGAGTTCTGTTCCCTCTAGGAGGGCTTTTACATCGTCTGATACATCCACAGATTCATACGATGGTTTAATTGGGTACTTAACGTCTGGACCTTTAGAAGTTCCGTGTGTTATTTCAGCACCAAGGGAATTTGGACCTGCCTCATCGCCAGGCTTACCAGAAGAAGATGTCTCACTACCATCTTGAGATACAGGAGCAGATGCTTTAGCACCAGGATTTTGCTCACCTTCACCTTTAGCAGCATGAAGAGGAGGTGACTGGGATCCACCCAAGTCATTTCTTGATTGTCCATTGGCAACAGCCTCTGGAACTTTAGGATCAGAACCTGATGGTTCATCCTTTCCGCTTGATCTCTGTTGGGGATCACCCGAAACAGTTGGGTTTTCGGAACCAGTTCCTGGAACTACTGTTGCAGTTACCGTTGGCATAGGATCTTGATATTCTTTGAGAACATCAGCCTGTGCGGTGGCGAATTCCTCAAACTTTTCGTTTAATGTATTTGACATCGTAAGTCTTCCCTGAAATTACTGTGAATAATCTATGTTTATTTATTAAATCTATAAACCTGAAAGGAAGTCACCAAACACTTTAAGTGTTCTTTCCTCTAGGTTTTGACGTGTAGCGTCACTCATATAACGCTGATATTTAGCAACCTTTGTCTCCTTGAGTATGCCATTATCCCAGACCCACTCTTTACCTTCCATGATTCCATTGACGAAAGCATCTGGTGCGGAAGGATCAGCAACAATGTCAGCAGCAGTTGCTAACATGAAGTCATCCATGACCACATTACAGTCCTCACGTCTATCAATAGAACCCATGCCTCTAGATGAAACACCTAGTTTTACACCTTCACCTAAAAGTGATGATGCAATTTTACCCATAGGGGTATCTAGAATTTGTGCTCTTCCGATGAAGTTATTACCTTCAGCAGTAAGCGATGTGATTCTGTGGGAAACACGGTCAAGGTTAACAGTAGGACCGTCAGGATGACCCAACTCCCCAAGAGCACGTTTTGTTTTAACGTATTCTTCATTGTAACGATTGACCTCCTTCTCCAGAACTGGGAATGGATACATACGTCCATTGCGGTTCTTTAATTCGGATTGAAGGAATACTCCCTCAATATAGAGTTTTTTATCAGCACCTTTACCTTCGGTGATGACCTCTACATTTTCAATCGCTTCCGTTATCAGTTTCATTTGAAGGTTCCTCTGGTTTATCTTCTACTTCTGGTTCATCAAAAAGTGTGTTTGCTACAGACTGTTTGTACTTTCCGATAGCATCACTTGATCTTGCATAAAGTAAATCTTGAAGTTTGTCTATAGCGTCTGCACGTTGGTTATCAGCAATGTGAGTTACAACATCCATGACACCTGCTTCAGGAGTCACATCATCAATCTTCGTTTCTTCAGCCATAATAATTAATTATTTAGTATTACTTGTAGGTTTAGGTTGAGCTTTCACTAATTGTAATTGCTTTTTATGAGCATCATCCGCAGCTGCTTGATCAAGTGCTGCTTGATCATCTGCTTGCTGTGATTGAATCTCTGGGGCATATGCTTGGTTCATGCGATCCATCTGATCCAACTGAGTGACATTGATTGGATCAAGTGCAAGACCCTGTTCAATCTCCTTCTGCATCTGCTTATCAATTTCCTTGTATTCTTTTTCAGACTGCTCAAGGATATGTTTACGAACATATTCAATTGAATAATACTTACCAACAAATACATCCATCTGAGTTGCAAGATTAATTCGTGCCAACTGCATTTCTTTCTCTTTCAATTCATTGAAATGATTATCAAAGAGGAAGTCATATTGAATATGCTCCTTCATATCATCCCAATCTTCAGGAGAAATTACTCCCTTGAGTATGAGTTGCGTCTTGAGAATGTCGTGAAAAAGCTCTCCAAACCTTTTACGCATTCTTCCAATGAACTTGGTAAACTTAAGCTCGTCACGGAGGACTTCTGTGGTTTTACCAAGGTTAAATCCTTTGTTATCATCTGTGAGCCTTGAAGGAGGAAGATTAAGGGAATTATAGAGCTTCTTCTTAAAATATTCCACATCCTTGAGTTCGCCAAGGTTCTGCCCTCCTGGTAGCGTGGTGATCTCAGTTCCACGACCACCCTCTCTACGAGGTAACCAGAAATCTTCAAGCATACTCATGTGCTTTTTATCGTCACGCATCTCACCAGTGTTAGCATCATATACTAACTTGTTTCTGTAACGAGACATGACATCACGCAGATATTGTTCCGCTTTTATCTTCGGAAGATTACCTACATCAATATAAAAAATTCTTCTTTCAGGTGCTCTTGATAATCTATAGATAACCAACGCATCTTCAATCATGCGAAGTTGGTTGAGTGATTTAATTGCTTTATGCAAGAAACTCATCACCATACGCTTATTAAGATCTTGCAATCCAGATGGTATGTAAGTAATTGCATCAACTGCTATCTTAATTCCTTGAGACAATGACATGTCTCCTATTGGTCCTAGTACACCACCCTTATAAAATCCTTTTGGATTATACAAATAGTAATCTACAAAGGTTCCATACTCATGTTCTAGTGCAGTTCCTTTTACTGCTGCTCTTGTTACAGCATCCTTATTCTTTGCTTCACCCAATTTTTGACGAACTTTCTTGATCTTCATAGGATCAATATAACGAAGTTCGAGTAAACCTTTCTTAGGGTTGTCTAAATCAATTACCTTATGATAAAAAATTCGTCCGTCAATATACCATGAACGGACGATTTCATGTGCTCTCTGATCAAAGTTCAAAAGTTTTTTGATATGATCAAACTCTGCACGAATTTTATTTTTTACTCCAGCACTTACAGTTAGATTATCTAAGTTAATTTCAACTGGACTGTCATTCAAATCACTGACAACAAATTCATTAACAACCTCATCAACAGCACTGTCAACTTCTGGGTGTATCGCCATGTCACGATACCTACGGATCAACTCAA